TGGATACGCTCCATTGCCTGCATCAAGCAAGAGCAGCATCTGAGGCGGCCTACCTAGCGTATGCGGAACCGTCTGCAATGTGCCCCCGGTCGTAATCGTCACCTGGAGAAATTGCCCGCGCCCGCTGGCCTGCCCATTACGCAGGAATGGCCCATAGAGCGGAACGCTCTTACCAGTTTTGCTCATTCGCCGAAATTTATCGTAGAGTAGGTGATGCTGCCTGTGAATGGACTGCCACTATTCGTCTGGGCGCACAGTTGAAAGCTTGTCGTCGTGCGTGAGTTGATGTAGGTGGTCACGCCCCCTGAAGGCCCGCCACCCCCCAATTGCGTTGCAACGATATCTGGCTGCACAGCATAAGCGTGACTGTAGTATTGCGTTCCGCCGCAACCGAACGCAGAACCGGAAAATGTGACAATTGCCTGACCGTGCTCCAGATGAGTCGTCTTAGAACCAGACGTTGAATTGCCGTCATAAGGAAGATCGAAAAACGTACTCCCAGCCCCAGCGTATTGAGTATATCCATTGGTGGATATAAACCCAGTGCTGGGATTAAACTGAATGCCGCTGTCATTGCTTGTCGTGTTATCGTATATGCCAATATTGCCATTCGACTCGGTGAAAATGCTTGAACTCTGCGTTGCGCTAGAAAGCTGATATTGGCCCAAAGAAGCGAGAAAATTCGATGCGGTGACGTAATTCCCTGAACCTGTGACCGTGAGGTTGCCATTTAATGTCGTTGTCGTTCCGTTGAAATTTCCCCAATTTCCTTGCGGGCCTAATGCAATTCCAGCCAAAGACGTATCATCGTACCCAATCCCAATATGTGCGCCAGGTTGTGCGTCCAGATCAATATCATATCCATCCGTCTCTAGCCCAGGGTTTCCGGTGGGTGCCGGGGTTGCGTTGACATAAAAGCTAATATTGTTTATCGAGCCATCGACCGAACCCGTTCCGCCATTGGCCTGCGTGAGCGGGCTAGAAAACACGGGGGGCAAAGTGAACACGAGCGGTACGGTTCCGCCAAATGTTGCCTGGGCGCTACTCGTGGGAATAAGCTGCGAGGGGAAAATACCCGCGCTTCCGATATTGCGATAATCGAGATTATTAAAGCAGGATGCCCATTGCGTGGGATTCGCGTTAAGATTACCAGCCGTTAGTGTTTCGCCTGTTGCAAACGTATGCACAACCGGGCACGAAACCGCCAACGCCGCTTTCGGCGCGAAAAACAACGCGAATCCCAATAACCAAGGAAAGAGTTTTCTCACGGAACAACCGCCTTTTTCGCGCTCATGGAGTTGATAATATATCCGAGAGTGACCCATGTATAAATCGAAGTTTCGGAAAATCCGATCTGAATCACCCGGCCTTGGGAACCCTCTTGAGAAAAAGCGCGAGATACTTGGAATGTATCGGCGGCTGTCCCGCCTCCGACTACAGCCTGCCCAACAATCGCTGAACCCACTACGGCCTGAGCAATCGCAGAAGCAATCGTCACGGCGTTCTGACCTGCGCTCGCCAGTACGCTATATAAATCAGCAGTAACAATACAATTAAACGTGAGCTGCTCGCCCTGCGAATTCGTCGGAATTGAAATCAGAATCGCGACATTATCAACGCATTTGACCATCACAGGGGCTGAATCGCCGTATTCCTCAGAAAAGAAATCTGATTTGCCCGCCCATGTCGTCGTGATCGCGGTCCCAAAATCGCCAAACCCAAAGCCAAAATTCGCGACCTGATCGAGAATGCCCGAGCACCAAGCAACGGTGCTTTCATCCTGCGGCCCGCGCAGGGCTGCGGCCCCCGTCACGGGCATCCCGCGCATCTCACCGACCGAAGGCAAGCCCTCATCGTCTGGGTGCAAGAAGTCAAACCATACGCCCGCCGTAGGGTACCCAAGGGGTGATGGTCGCGCAACCGCGTTTGCCCCAGCATAAATCGTGACGAAAAACTGGACCGCGCTGCCGTGGTCATCGGTGACAGTGACGACGCAATTCCCAGGAGATACCGGCGCTATGGTGACCGGGCCAAACGTCGGCCCCGTGCCTGTAGCGGCTGAAAGCGTCCCGAGCGGCGGGTCAATGGTCGCGGTGAATGTCCCGCCATAACCCGTTTCCACCGCCGTGAATGACCCGCTCACGCTCCCACCAGGACTAAATGAGGTCAGTGCAAGCGGGCCGTAGGCATATACCGTGACAGGTGTCGTTTGTCCGCTTGGGTGCCCCGTCACTGTCACCGTGATCGGTACGCCCGCAACCGTGAGAGGCGCAACATAGGTCACAGTGAGGTTCGAGCCTGTGACCGAAACCGTAGCGGTAGCCGTACTGCTCGATACTGCCGTATAGCTCGTATCTCCACTTGTTGTTGAAAGTGCAACAGCTGCCGTGGCCGCGCCAACCGGGTTGCTTGGTGCGGAGGGATAGACTTTCACCGTTGAGGGCGTTGCGACTACACTCATGGGAAATATATTCCTCCGGTTTGTGGGGCCATTGTCGCACTAGGCGCTGGCCCGGAAACCGACAGCACGCCATTATCGCCAAATTCCGTGATAACCCCGCGTCCGGTATATTGCGCCGAATGCGTATAGCTGCGCGAGAGCGTCGGGAAGCTCACGTTACTCGTCGTTGGGTTTGTCACAAACGCGCAAGCGGAATACGGCTGACCATAGACTGAACAGCTTGCATACTCGCGAGCGTACGCGCCTGTAGACGTTTTAAGTGTAGAAATCCCGACATTCGTAGGTGGTGAATTCTGGTTGTAATTCACACTGATTGGGTTGAAATTGATTGAGCCTTTGAGCGGCTGTGATGGGATAATATAATACAGTGGTGAGATCAAGACGCCGCTATTAGCGGGATAGCTTGAATTCGCTTCTTCTTCCGCACCAAGCAATGAGGGTGCTTCATCAATAAGCCCCATGCTCGCCATGAAGAATTGATCTTGCGCGTAGTTGTTAATCACCGCATTGAAGTAAAAATATTCAACGCCTGAATTTATGAATACCAGTGCGGCATTCAAATGATTGATATAGGTCGTCTCGGTTTGCCCTAGAACGCATCCTTCGCATTGCGCTCCGAGCACGTTGGGGACATTTAAGACAACATAACCCGGCCACGTTGCGTCGTTATAAATCACTGGCAAGCTCATATTACTGAAGAGATTATTTTCCCCAGCAACCCAAGCGGCATTCGGCGGCGTGAGCGTTAGGAATGGCAAAGTCGTCGCATTCAGCTGCGGCTCCGCACCAGGGCATACTCCGACCGTTGTGCCGCCGTTGCTGAAGAACCCGCCGCAATAAAGCGTATAGCTCGCAGTCTCTCCAGGCAAAGCCGCATCATCGGCTCTCATCCAATCGTGAGGAAATGGCCCGTACTGCGCGTTGACCACTGAGCTTATATAGCCATTGGCATAGGTTAAGAGGCTACCGCTGCCCGTAGTCGTGGGGTCTCCCATAAACGATCCGCAGACATTAGGATTCACGTTGGGCATGAACACCAGCGCCCCGCTCGTGCTTTTCGCGATATAGCTTGAGGCGAATGTCGAGGAGGTCATGCACCCTGAATTTACATGGAGCTGATTGAAATCGCCATAACTGCCCATTTTTATTCCGGCTGCATGTCCATAATTCGTCATGCGATTATCGGTTTGCCAATGCGTAACGTATTTGGCGAATTTCGTGACATCGCTCTGAACCTGCGTACCCGAGGCCGTCGGCCCAGCCAGCGGCTGCGGGCATCCGGTACCGTTTGAATTATGGTAGCACCCCGCAACGTCCGTGTACGCCAGTAAATGTGTAGGCTGCGCGTTCGGCGGGGCTACCGTTGCTTGCGGTGTCGGGGTCACGTTTACGATGGGGAGAGATGGAGCCCCGCCGACATGCGTCAACAGGACCATCGTAAACGCACCCGGAGCCGGAGACGCCAGCGTCCCGCTCGCCGATCCTGAGACCGCTGTGGTCACATTCGTAGACGCAAGCTGCTGGCGATATTGCGTGAGTGAGACTTTCGCTGCGGCTCCCGAGGTCGATTTGGTGCCAACACCATCATTGAGCCAACCCGCGCTCGGAGTGAGGCTTGTCTCGCTGCCCAGCGCATAAAATGACACCGGCTGAGTCCCTGAGATGTTCGGATTGATGGACGGGGGATTCAGCACTTGCGCCCCAGCAGGGACCACTGGCGTATAGACGGTCGAAACGCCAGCAATGGGATTCACAGTATCGACGTTGCCCCATTCCTGGCACGAAGCGGCCATGCCCACGGCAGATCCCGTGATGCTCCACGTATAAGGCCCGGCCACGTCCGTGCTCGTTGCGAGCCGTGAATACATCGACAGCGTGAGCGCCCCGGTTTGCGTTGGCGGAACAATCAGGCTAAACCCAACCGGCGGGGTTGCAGCCGCACTTCCCGACGCATACGCGAGCCCGCAAACGAAATAATCATTCGCTGTGGGCGTATTGGCGAATGTCAATGAAATAGAGGTTGCGCTATTACTCACGCCTCCGATTTTCTGCGTGAGGCTGGGGAGATTATTGATATTGACGAGCAAAATAGCGTTAGCAATTACCGCAGTCGCAAGCAGCGTGCCAAGAGCGACAACATACGCCACCCAACGTTTCATAGCCCACCATTATCATAAAACAACAGATAGCGAGAACCGCCATAACGCACGCCTACTGCCGTCGTCCGGTCCAAAATCGCCGCAGTGTAGCCCTCGAATAAATCTGGGTTATTATCTGAAATAGGACGCTGCGAAATATTCTGACCGTCGCATGTATATACGCCATCTTGGCCTAAAAATACATGGAACGTATCGAAATTCACAAGTGATTTTGGCGAGACGCACCCAACGGTGGCGGAAACGAGATTCACATCCCAAGGTCCGATATCTCCATAATAGCCTATGTGATCCATGCGATAGATCGCGGATTCCTTATAAATCATTACGCTTGATGCGCTAATCGGCATAATCCCCGTAATATTTCCGCCCGCGACTCCATCATTAAAGCCGATGAAATATCCCAGATATGCCGCGCCGGGAAGATTCCCGCCATAGGTAAACGATTCAGGAGCTGTTGGGTCACTAATATAGACCGCCGTTGGCTCTGTTGGTTCTCCCGAATACCAGATGCTATTAAAAAAACTCATCACATACGCTGGCGTAATTACCGCACTCCCGCTATGATTAAGCGGAGCAGATGCGCTCGTGAGGCTAACGCATGAATTTCCAGGACCTTCCCAAATACGAGGCGCGTCATGTCCATTGACGATGAACGCACACGTAGCGGTTTGAGCCGGGTCATATATCTGAGCCGCATTCAGGAGCTTAGCGCTACTATTGACTCCAGTAGCAATGCTCGTGAATGCTGCGTCCGTTACTTGAGCCGCATAAAGATGGCCCGCGCTTTGAACAATGACGTTGGAAACATCATTAAATCTCACTACAACGAGACCGCTACCGGGAGCTGCACTCCCCGTTGCTGTGGCTGCGAGTAGAGCAGAATTCCCGGGCCTCTTCCCAAAACTATTCGCCGCAGGGATCCAACCGTTAATTGAAACTGCAAGCTGATTGCGCTTGATCGCGTGCGGGTCTTTGCGCGTATTGCGTCCGCCGCCTAAATCAAGATACGCAATATCCATATTTCCCGGGTTTGTCGATGCGACAGGCGTACCCATTAGAGGCCAGCCCAACTAAGATCGTTCACGGGGCTATACGTAGGCTCACCTGTTATTTGGAGGAAATCTCCAATGCTATCTCGCCCATAAATAACTTTCAGACGAGCGATTTCTTCCGCGTACGTCTGGCGATAAAACTTCGCGTTTGCATCATCGCCATTCCGCTTGTACACATACCACAAGGCCCAGTACGTAATCGCTTCCGCGCAATCGCTAGGGAGAGCAATCATATCGGTCACTGTTACAAGTGTCGGGAATTGATTCGCGTTTGGCGTCGGAAGGGCGGAATAATAGACCGTGATAATATCGCCAGTTTCAAGCGGGGTGGGAAATAGCTCTAGCGTATCCCGCTGCGGGCCTAACGCGCAATAGGTCGGGTAGAGCGTGCCGCTATTTGCACGGAGATAATTCTGGCCCGTCTTGCGGCAGAATTCGCTCCACGACACCAGCATTGACCCAGGCTCAAACCGTACCGCATTCTGCACGCCTAACGGAAGATAAAAGACATCACGCAATAGGCGGATTTCCGGGAATGGATTCGCCGGTTGCATTGGCGGAATGGGATACGTGCCCACACCTGTCGACGTAGTGATGGTGAATTCCGCTGCCAAAAGATTGTAATCAGCGAGATCGGAAGCTACCCGCTTATAGCCTAGATTGATGAAATAATCCAATAGCGCTTGCGAATATTGCGGGTTAGTTAGTGAAGACCACGAAGGGCCTTGACCCAAAACGAAATTCGCCCCAGGCTCGCTGAGCATCATCAAGATCGTGTTTTCAATATCGCCTAAACTTGGCATCACAACCAACTTACATTAAAAACTGCGGTTGTCCATCCACCTTGACCAGTAACCACAATCGTTGGGTGGAGAGGGATCACCCATAGGTTATCGGTTATGCGTTGATATGGAGTAGCCCAAGAATTCGTGATTTGAGGAACAACCGCAAACCCGGTTGCAGCGACGATATCTTGATACTGAGAAGATGCCGAAGCCAAAATTAACGCAGATGCAGCTAATGCTAATGCTTGCGTAGCGAATACCGCGAAAGTCGAGTTTGCAATTCCCATATCAGAATGTCGCTCTGGGCGGTGCGTGGAAATATGGGTGATTCGTCGGCAGAGCGTTTGCCATCGCCCATTTCCATGCTAGGTAGCCCTGCACGATAGCTATAGCATTATCTGGTATTCGTATAGAGTAGATAATGATTTCACGCATTGAGCACGGCTGTCCAAAACCTTGATTCCCGGCGCATATCTCAAATGCCTGAGATGCAGACGTGTTCAGGTTATTTGAGGTTAGGATTGGAGTCCCGCCATTTTTCGAAATGCGTTGCGCCCCAGGTGCGTGCGCAAAATCCATCATCATTCGATTTCCAGAGGAGTACGCATTGCCCGAATCCGTATCTAAATTATCGGTCCCTAGATATGGGTCATGCCCGCCGAAATTCTGCACTTGGCATAATTGACCGTTAGCGCTAAATCCCCACGAAAAATATGCCGCGTTTGTGGCGGACCCTTGTGGCGTGTAGACGCTAAATATTGTGCGAGGAGTATTCCCAACCGGGAGATTCGGATTAGCACCCGTGGAAAGAGTTGATGGCTGATTAACGGTAAAATCAATAAACGGTTGAGTAGCTGAAGTCGAGCCTGTTAAAGCAACATATCCTGGTTGTGATGTAGACGTGCCCTGAGAAACGGTATTCCCGGCTCCAGATTTATCCCGCCATTGCGAGACGGTAGTACCGTTAAGAATAATGGTGTTTTTGTCGAAAGCATCAAGCCAAAGGCAGAGAGATGAACTTAATCCTGAATCTCTTGGGGTCCAGAGGCGATGCTGGCGACCAGGCAACATGTCATCCTCCTTAATCTTGGATCGTGGAAATGTTGATCGAAATATCCGAAGTCGATGCGAATGTTGGCGTGCCGGTTGTTACCAGAATGCCATATAGCGTTGATCCGCCACCTGTTGCAATGGATTTTCCAATACCATCCAGATTATACACCGTGACCGTGCCTAGCCCACTATCGGGCGCTGCGAGGACATACACACCGACTAAATTCGGAATATCTGCAGCGTTAATTGCAGGAGCAGCGTGATCTGTCCATGTCGAATTTGTTGGATTAGCCTTAAAAATGTAAAGTTTGAAACCAGCAGTTTGCACATCTTTCGTCGTAATATAAATTGACGATAGCTGCCCTGAAGCTGCCGCTGCAAACACGCTGGAGAACGTCAGTAGGCCCCCAACATCATAACCGGCAACGTACGCAGACGTTGAAACTGTTGGCGAAACGAGAACAGATCCGGTTTTCACTGCAGAGCCTACCGTGCTCGTAACTGTGCCTGATATGGGCACGGCAACGCCGCTGCTTGAGCCCTGAATTGTCAGAACATTGCTTCCAGTGGCAGAGGTCCCGGGAGCAGTCGGGCCTGGGAAGCCCGTACCCGCGTTAGACGTGACCGTTCCCGATACCGGAGACGTTCCGCTCAGTGAAACCGTGCCGGAAACAGGCTGTGTGGCCTGGTAGAACGTGCCTGTAACGGGCAACCCAACGCCTCCAGAGGCACCCTGAACCGTGAGAACATTCGAGCCGCTTACAGCACCGCCAGCGGAATATAATGTCGGGTAGCCCGTGCCTGCGTTAGATGTAACCGTTCCTGAAATAGGCTGGGTCGTCTGGTAGAACGTGCCCGACACGGGCAGGGGCACGCCTCCGGTGACACCTTGCACGGGGTTTGCCGTGGTTGCCGACGTGCCCGCATTAGTGGGAGCAACAGGACCACCGCCACCGCTGCCTGTGGTGAGAACGTGCCCGGTAGAATCGCACTGTATATTAAAATACGTATCAGCAGTAGCAGTCGTAATGCCAGCGTTCGTGTATTTGCAGCCCGTGATCTGCGTACCAGCGTCAATATTCGCTGCAGAAACTGAAAGCGGGGCGCATAGCGAAGCAAAGCCCATGAGCAGGACAACAATTGGCGCGAAAAGCTTAGTCTTCATCATGGCAAAATAACCCAACGTCATATTTGCGAGGCACTTCATTATTGTACGGCTCAATAAATGGATGCTCGCCGATGCCAATTGTTGGCGCGCCAGTAACATGCTTGAAATCTTCAGCGGGCGAGCCGTGCTCTTGTTGTATCTCAATCGCAGTGCGAACTATGCCGGTTCCGCTAACTAGCTCGTCCTTGCCCATGAACTACCCCTTTGTCGGTGTTTTTTGCGCTTTTTGGTGCGCTTCTAATTGCGAAACGATCGCTTTGAGCTGGTCGAGGCTAAACGTCTCCACGCCAGCCGATGCGGTTTGTGCAGCAGTAATAGTGACATCATCTTCCCATTTGAAATGATCCCAAGGCCGATAATTCAGGCGCACGCCAACATTGCCGCGCTCGTCAATATCCTGTACCAGCACCCTAGGCACGCTTGGCGGCCCGATTTTGCTCATGTCTGGCATCTCACCCGGGCTGCAAAAACGCTTGCCAGTATTCGTGACTTGCGGCATCTGCCACCAGCCCCACCGTTGAGCAACGCGATTGCGCTCATAGCTGTAGGTCATTTCCGGCGGAGTGCCATGCTCGGTCTCAGTTGGATAGCGCCAATCGCCAAACCAAAGCCTAGCCGCTTCAACGGGTACGAGAATATACGAGCGCCCTGGATCGCTCGCCATCAATTCCCAGGTAATCGGTTTTCCCGGCTGCATCCGGCGAATTGAACGCGGGATTTTATCCAGAAAACTCCCCGCATCAACAAACTCATCAGCAGAGACTTCTAGCCCGCCAAACGAAGCGGATGAATTCTGCCTAAGCAGCCGCGCTTCAGTCGTTCCGTAACGGAGAGAAAGCGGCTGCTCTTCCCCATTTGGGCGCTTCCGAAAAGGCGCTTCGAGGGTAACTCGAACCTGTGCGTTATTCATGCGAGCGAGTTCACGTCAGCGAACACGGCGAGAGACGTTGAGCCGCTACCCGGCACCGCGATGACACTCGCGCCACTTGTTGAGAGAATACCCTTGACTTGCGTGGTAACAGGATGAGCGTTCGCGAATGTCGCGGTGAACGTCGTTGCTGTAACAGCGCTTGGGGTCACGAGTTCTTGCACGGTTCCAGTATCAATAGTAAGCACGGTACTTGTCGTTATGCCAGCCATGCTAGCAGGCGTAACAGCGACCGATCCCGCCGCAGTCGCCAACGCTATGGTTGTATTCACCGCATACGCCGTAACGACGCCGATTGAATTCCCGATCGCGCGTGTGCCAACCGTGGCGAAAACATTCGAGCTTGTGATGATGAGCTTCGAACCAATCGTAACGGCTGTACCAGCAGCCACGGCACCAGCCAACACGCGAGCAAGACCCACCCGTCGAACCGGAATGACGAAATTCTTCGTGACCGCTGTCGTGTTTGTTAAAGCAATATTCTGCTCTCCAACACCCGTGAATACACCTATCACATCGCCAGCATTTGCACTTGTTGCGAGCACGCCAGTATCAGTCTGCCGAGCACTGAAAAACAATACCGACGGTGACGCATCAGCAGGGAGCATCCCGCCTGGTAATTTCGTAATATCGCGACAAATTGGAGTTCCAACGGCGAGAACTTGAGCCGCTGTAAGCGAAATCGTAAGGAGCTGCGTTAGCTCATCCGTTCCGCCATAAACCGACCCCGTACTAAGATTTGATTTCGTAATCATTATCAGCCCTTCTTGAAGAATTTCTTCACGACGGGATTTGCCGACGTGCGTGGATCGGAATCGGGGAAATTCCCGCTACCAACCGGGCCAGGACCACCGCGATATCCAGGAGCCGGAGGCGTACCTAATGGGTCATCACCAATACCCGCAACCGAATGAATTACCCCACCTTCGGTTTTGTAGTAGGGGGCGTCTTTGCCGGTTTTGTTCGTGCTCTCGTGCTTAGCCATAATACTCTCCTTACGCGAAAAACGTGATGTCTAGAACGATTGCGCCCAAAGCACCCAATTACTAGATGGTTTCAGAATTGCCATATTCGCAAACCACAGGATGCGAGTAAATAGCGTGAGGTTATTCTGGCCTATTTGCCAATCCATCAGCTCGAAATTATACGAGGGATTCACTACGAGCTTGAAATACGTGGAATTGATCCCATACATAAGCCCGCCTGAATTCGTGCCGCTTGGTGGGCTAGATGATGGCGACGCAACTCCCGTAGGAATGGCCGTATCCAGGAAAACCGGATTGCCGTTGAACACATAATCATTTCCGCCCGCAGCTCGGGCCATCTCGGGTTGCATATACCGATCTTGCGGAAATAAACTCTGAATCAATTGCCCGAAAAGTAACAGATTTGTGAAATATGCATCTGGGCGAGAACCATCTTGCGATGCCTGTAAATCCAGTGTGTGAATATTCGCTGTGAGGTTCGCCGCTGAAGCAACAGGAATAACATAATTCGTATTAGCCTGCCAGCGGGTACCGAGCGTGCTGCGCGAGAGATTAGCATAATACGGCGCAACCGTGCCGTCATCCACCGCCTCAGCTAACCCATTCAGCCCCTTGGGATCAATCGCTTGAGTATTCAGAATCAGATCTGAAGCAATGCGATCCAGCAAGGACATTTTCATAATGTCGAGCTGCACGTCTAAGAGGTTTGCAACCGCTTCTTTCGACCCGTTGTTATCCGATAATTGCGTTAATGGAATCGACAGCGCATCGGTATAGCGTGCCCACTTTAACGATGCTCGAAGTAGATTCCCATCCATTGAGGAAATCGGGAGGTCATCATCACCATCAAACGTGGTCGTGTTGGGCGATGATCCCACATTGATCGGCCATGTGAGCGCGAGGGAGCCTTCTTGCTCAACTACTCGCTCACGTTGGCGTGCATATTGCGCGAATTTCTTTGCTTTGAAAAATGTGTCGATCACATTCTTCGTGATAAATCCTTCGCGCGTCAGCGTTTGGATGTCTTTTTGGTACGAGTAAAAAGCCGAAAAATCAGGCATGTTTTAATTCCTCACCGCGCCTTGTCCATAATCTGCAAAAACCTCTCACGTACTGAAACGTCTTTATTCGCAGATGAGGGACCAGGTACGCCTTGCATCCCTGCGCCTGAGCGTAGGGTGGGTTCATCAATGGATGCGCGGGTTTGCGCCTTATACAGGGGCTCTAATTGTCGAGCCGCTTCTTCGAATGAAATCGACCGTTGCATAGAACGTATGGCAATGGCCTCAATTCCAGCGTGACCGTTTTCAGCTAAAACTGGATAGTCTTTAATGAGATTTTCAGCGATTTTTGCGTTATCTTGCAGCAGCCGTTGGTTCGCTTGCTCGCGTTCATGACGCTCATATTCATCTGCACGTTGTGAAAATTTATCAACAACCTTTGCCATGTCATCAATGCGCTTGACATATGGATTAAATTCCGGGTCCCATTCACGAGAAAGTTTTGGTTTTTGCTTCTCAATAATGGTGTCATAAGCGCCCATAGAATCGTCGTAAACTTGACGCGCTCTCTCATCTGTTCGTAGACGACGCACGCGATCGCGGAAATTTTCATCTTCGACTATACCGCGAATGTCATCAGCGTGAGGAGAAAGGCACTCTAGGAAGCTTTGTGTCTCTTGACGATATGCGCGGAGCTGTTCAAGCTCTTGCAGATCGGGTGAATTGGAAAAAGACGGTGCAGGCTGTGCTCCGCCGTTAAGGTCAATGCTCATACTCCACCGTCAATTTTCATTGGCTACTTGTGCTTGCGACCGCGTTTGTGGCGGCCACGTCCGTGACGACGCATCGTAGGCTCCTTTAACCGGTCGATCAAACCGGCGACACAGGACTTGGCATCCCAGGAGGTGCGCCCAGGGGAGGCGCTCCCGGTGGCGTAGGCCCTGCCGATGGCCCCATTGGCGCACCTGGTGGGGGTGCTGGGGGTGTAACACCCCCTGGCGGTCCTGGTGGGGTCGTCCCAGGTGCCAAGCTAGTGATGATCTGCTGCATTATTGCCTGGGGGTCTAGCCCAAGCAGCAGTTGGTCCGCAATCATCCGCACTTTCGAAATCATGGCCTTAAGCGGAATTTCATCAGGCGTTAAATCCTGGTCAATCAGCGTGGACACGCGTTTCAATTGTGCGTAACGACTCATGCGGTGATCACTCGGATCTTGGCGATTTGCGGGAGTGCCAGGATTGGCAGGAGGCGCGGATTTGTTGAGCCTGCCCATGAGGGCAGACACATCTGCTTGCTTCATTCCATTGGGACCACCGACAGCGAAGCCAGCCACTTTGCCTCCAGAACGCAAAAAAAGAGCCACGGCAGGCTCTGCGCTGGAATGCAGAGATTGCCGTGGCTCGGGATTGCCTAGACCACTAACAGTTTAAACATATACCCGAAATTCGGGCGGGTCAATATGTTTGGCGGATTTCCTCTGAAGCGTTCACTTTTCCATCACGCACCGAGATTCGTATTGAGCCGACAAGCGGTTTGTTGCTCAAGAATGCAAGTAACTGCGCGAGCACCACAGGCTTTTCTTGTAGTGCCCTAATAATAATAACGGCCTTTTGCATTTCTAGCTCGGTCATTTTGCAGGCATAGGCGGCTTCGCGTGAGGTCCCTGCGCTTTCTTCGGCGGGGTCGGTTGTAGCTGCGGAGGTGTTTGCAGTTTACGCTTCATAATCTGCTGCCAATCAGGCGTGTTCGACCGCTGCCAATATGCAACTAAGTCGATGATTCCAGCTTGCAATTCTTGCATTAGGCGGCCTTTAACCGCGCTTTCTGACCATGCCATAGTAGAGCCCGTAACGACGTTATAATTGAAGCTCCCGCGTAAGAATGCGCCCCCAAGGCTTTCTTCGCTAATATTCCCTTCGGCATCCATCACAGAGTGCGCGTGCTTATCTGAATATTTATTCTGCATAAACCACGAAACGATTCTGACCGTCTGCACGATAGATTGCTCCATGCGCTGCGTGCATTCAACTAATCTCGATCCGCCGATTTCCGCCAGCAGATCATAACCAGCAGCAGAATCCACACGCCCGGCGGCTTCGCCTTGCATGACACCCGTAGCGCCGATAAGGCGTTCCATATTTTTGACAATAAACTCACACCATTGAAACCATTCTCCCGCTAATTGCGGAAACTCCATAGGCTTGATTTGCGCGACATCACCAACACGAATAATTTGACCGGGACGAACGAGCAGCGTATTTCCTTCGATGTTTGAAGATTGGCCCGCGAGAACGGGGCGGTAGGCTGCCATGCGTAAGTTGTCCATCATGGAACTGAGTGATACGTTTAAAACGACCTGGCAGTCTTCCAAATCTAAGGAGCCGCCTTTTACCCACGGCCCTTCAAGCGCATCACCATCGCTGTAAAGTGCGTAGGGAACGGGGCCATCCCACGCCCGATCATCGACCATAATAAGATCAGGGAGAATGACGGTCGTTCTTCTCCAATGAGGGTATTTGGGTTTAAGCCGTTTCTCATATTTATGCTCGAATTGAAGCTCGAATTTTGGGAGACTGACGTATGATCCATCTTCACTTTGATGTAATTCCTCGCCAACTTCGTTGAATTTCGGCATTCCGTTATCTTCACGCAGAACGATTTTGCGTGGGTTTCCATGCGCGTCATAGGCTTTTTCCGTCACCTCGTGCATTGAACGATCGCGATGGAATAATTCCACAATTTGGACCTGATCGACAGTATTAGAATGCGGGCGGCTATTTGCGTCTTGGAGCGTATAGGCTGAGATTACGGGTTTTCCATTAACAATGGTTGAGAGATTGCGCCCATTGGCTGCCATACGCCGCCACGGGTCGCCTAGAGGCGTGGTGGGCATTCCGCCTGTCGAGCTTGCTTGCCCACGCTTATAATCGCCTGCGTTGCGATAGATGCGCTCAGCAGCGTTTGGATACATCAGCAGAGCTTCTGAGCGGCGCAACGTCTCACGGTGCCCAATGAATCCCATGCGCTCTGGGTCATCGGCAGAATCGTCTAAAATCAATCGCCAGCCGGGGACGGTATCAACCGCTACGTCACCCACTCCGCCATTAAGCGTATTATCCCAGCAGATTTTGAAGGCTGCGGTACGGGTACTACAGGCGAGTAATTGTACCCGTCGTAGCTTGAGCTTCATATTTTGATCGCGCCACCACTTCATCACGACCTGTTTGAGCAGCTCCGAGGCTTCCGCATCTCCAAATTGCGTCGCCTCAATTACGGGAATTGGGTCTTGCTTTGTCATAATGGCGATTTTATGCAGCGTGAGAGCTTTGGCGAAATTGACGGTAAGAGCCGCCCTGTGCGCGGGCATTGCAACCTGCCAGTGCCTACCATAGATAAGGTTCGCGCCGATACGGTCGGTACGGCGGCGCGCGTCTTCGTTCACATCCGCCCGAGCGACCATCTCAGCCACGCGGAGACAAAGGCGACGCTCCCAAGATTCTTTATTATCTGACCCGATCGGTTGGTCGCGTAATGGGTCACTAAGAGCCGAAATTGGCATTCGATTCCCTCATCATTTGACTCACCGACTTTATTCCTGATAAATCGGGCTTTTCAACTAAATCATTTTCTTTTTCTTTTGATAGGCGAGCGCCACCAGTTTTGACGTGGGAAGCATATTCTGCCGCGACCTTCCACTGTGCTGGCATGTCAGCTTTTGTGACAGGTTCAATGCCCTTCATCTTATAGACGGCATCCCGCTCGCGTCTGTCTTTCGGGTAAGGCTGCCCAAGCATATCGCTGAAGTCTTCGCCTGTGCGCGGGTTCTTAGCGAATCTACAGCGGTCTTCAACAAAATGCGGCACATCGAAAATGCGCGGGCATTCGAGCATACATGCCGCGCAGAGATACGGCTCTGACGCTTCCGACATCGGGCGGATGATAGATTGCAGACCATGCATAGGGCACTCGTACGAGTAGACTGGCATGATCTGCATATCGGCACTAACGGCTAGTGTCTGCGGCCTCTGTGCTTGCGCCCGCCCTTTTTGCGCCCGTGTTTCTTGCGCTTGCCTTCCTTGCGGCCTTCTTCCTCACGCCCGCCTTCTTCGCGGCCGCCTTCTTCTTTTTCGAACATTGGATCAACCTTTCGCTAGCTAGCTAAAGTCGATTCCCCTAATATCAACCTTTTTATATTTTACCAGGATCTGCGGGAAATAGGCCGTTTGGCAAAGATCTTCTCAACCTCTGAGGGCCTAACGCCCCTGCCGTCTAATTGCTCAAAGAGTTTTGGATCAAATAGGCCGATCTTTGATAAACAAAGCAGAGCGGCCATCTTGTCAAAGTCTTGTTCGCACCAATCTTTATAGAGTACCCATATTCTCGACCCGTATATTTTGTATTCATCCAGAACATGAAAGAGCGGGGCTTCGTTCCTTTTCGCAAACTCGGCTAAAGTGACGGCTGCTCCAGGATTGCCTTCGGAAAGTATCACGATGCCATCCACGATAGTCGTGGTGTCTGAGATTCTATTATTCACCGTACTTTAATAATCCATCATGTCATATGGACCGCGAAGCACGTTAAACGGCTGGTCCATTGAGCCAAATCCAGAGCCAAACATCTTCTCGAAGTGATCTTCGCCTAGTGTTTCTTTGAGTTTGGCATTTGAGCTTGACGGCATGGCAAAATCTGGCTGGTGCGAGAGTCCGAGGTCGACTGCTGTAGGTATGCGTTGACTTCGTGCGCTATCCACCATTGCCAAATACTTAGGTGCTTGTTTAATGCCAATACAGCAGAGGCCAGCGGCAACGACAAAATCATCATGTTGATGCGCTTTTGCCGTCCTGTATTCCATGCCTTCCTTGCGAAACGTTGAAAGCTCACGAACTAAAGGACGAGAAGCGAATTGAATATATTTTTCCTGAATAAACCATTTTAACGTGGAGAAAATCATTGGGCGGTTTTGCGGAGATGTCCACCAGCCGGGCTTATTCTTTTTCACGCCCAATTCATCCCATTTTTCTTCATGGGCGAAATTTGTAAAGCCCCACTCACCTGACATGCGTTTAATCACGACAGAGCCCAATCCGTTAAGCTCAGGCATAATCATCATATGGTTATACCATTCGCATAAATGAACTAGGATGTCGGCGAAAAGCTCCGGTTGAATATGCCCGCCATATTCTGCAACTTGTCGTCCCGTGACGAGATCAACGACGCAGCATGTGGACAGATCGCGACCAAGTTCCCCTCCAGCAACGTCAGCTCCACCGAAATAGATGTGCCCCTTTCTAGGAGGCTCCCACACGCACAAGTCTCCGTTTCCAAGAACAAAGCGGGGCCTCTCGACTTTCCGATGAAAGACGGTTTCAAAAGGGGAATGCAAAGGTTTGAAGCGCAGGCTTCCTGTAACCGGGCCGTTTGTTTCGATCGGATTTCCTCTGGTGTCATTAAGTCGTGCCCACTCTTCCTTCGCGCGTAATTCTGCTTGTGTTACACTTGACGTAAGGAATTTCATATCCTCTGAGAAAACCGACTCTGAACGTTGCAAGAAACATGTCTGATCGTCAGATGCATACTCCATATCGAAGGAATCTTCGTCGTGTTTTAAATTGATGAGTTTGCAATGTCTCCAATACATTTGCGCGCGTGTTACATCTTGTCCATCTATTTTCCGACGCATGTGAGATAATTCTATTTGCAGATCTTTTTCGCTTGAGGTCATCCGCCAATCTTTAGGCGGGGTTAATGCGTATTCATCATCGTGAATATACCACGGGAGAAAAACGCAGACATATTCGGAGTCTTCTTCTTTCCCAGCTTCCCAGAAATCATAGAAATTATTCTGACCGTTGGGTGTAGACTCCATCATTATGCTGCAATTAAGCCGCGCTTTCGTGCCCAACGCTGGTAGCTGTGGCTCAATAGTCTGGAAAATATCATTGAGAACATCGGTTCCATAGAAAGCGGGTTCTCTAAACGCACAATGCTGGGTCGTGAAGCCCCGTGAATCCAAATTCGAGGCGACGTAGGTGTCTCCCTGACACATTCTATCACTAAAGAATAGCTCGGATTTGGGGATTCTGGCCTTAGAAGACTGATCTCGTAACGGTGGACGGAGTAATCGTTCTTCTTCACCGCTCGCATTTTTGACGACTGGTAATGAATCATAAAACACCCTATAAAAGTCGATGATGCGGCCTGCGAGGGCTTTATCATGGGTTACGTCGAGCGTTCGTACATCTCTTCCGCGCCAGAGGTGCCAGAAGTGCCAACCTGCGCCAAAGCACGATATTCCCATTTGCCGGGCCTTGAGGACCACGAGAAAGATCATGCGCCCTTGCTGCACGCACCACATCATTTTATTCCAGCAGGCACGCTGTCCATTGTTGAAGATAAATGGTGTTCGCTGCCCGTCAAGGCGCGAGATGATCTTCATTAAGAGGGCGCAGAAGGTTGGGAAGTCGCGCTTGCAATGTGAGAGGAGACGGGCGAAATCGGGCTTATTCGTGTCGTAGAGGCGCTGCCACCACTCGTTTGAGAGCCCACGGTAGTTGGGGCTCTTATCGTCACGTCGGCCTGCTTGGATTACGCCGCCGTTGCGCGTGACGATCTCGTACGCCTCAGGCAGGATCTGCCTATGCGTTCGGTCGTTGGGCTGGTAGGTGCTCGGGAGAAGTACGGCCACCCACGAGATATCGGCTCAAAGTCTGGGCAACATCATCGCGTAAGACGAAAAACTGTGGTCGTGTAATAACACAGGAGTATTGGAAAAGCCGAAGCTCAAGGCCCCTTACGACGAGCAAGGAGGCCCGTGCTTGCATGGGCCTCCTGTGCTACTGATCTAAAAATATCGTGACTGTACACTTTCGTCTAGGGAGTCTAGTTCAGAGCGGGCTCGTAGTTGGCTTCAAAGACTTCAGATTTACAGGGATAGTATTCGCCTTCGCTTGTGCGGATGAGATAATCGCCTTCTTGGCATGTCACTTTCCCGTGATTCGTCAGCACAATGAGATCTGGACAACGCACCTCTATCTCTTTCGGCCAAAAATAGTGACGCGTAGCCCCTTCTGTAGAAACTTCGATCAACTCTTCAATGGCCTCGGTTTTTCCAAGCCACTGAATGGCATCGACGATGATTGGCTTCTTGCGATACTTCATTTTGTCTCCTCCTCCTCAAATATCGTGACGCGTAAACATATCATTTTCCCATGTCCGGGAAGAACTGATTCTCGGACATGGAGTGAGCCCAAATTCATTTTTCACGCTCACTCGGAGTTACCACCATTTGCCTCGTTCATTCGCCTCTTGAATTTTATCTAACTGGTCGGAAGCTTGGTTCTTTTCAACCCAAGCTTGGGGGGTTATATTCTCCTTCTCCCAAGGAGGTTGCGTGAGCTTCTCCAATTCGCCTGGAGTAATCCCCATGCGGAAAAGAAGAAAGTTGTTTTCTTTATGGAGATAATCAATTAAGTCGGCCACATCATTAAGCAGCGCGTCATCGCCTGTGAGCATGGCCCGCACGCGGAGCTGAGATATCGCTTCTTCAGGAGTTATCATCTGAATCCTTAGCGGCGAGGTTCGCCTTATCCCACTTATACTTCATGTCGGGTAACTGCACATAATTTTCAAGACAAACCCTAGCCATATTTATATAATATAACTTAGATTCATAGCTCATGCGAATCCAATCGCTTTCAGCAACTGGATTCGTGCCATTAACAAAATGCATATACATACGATATGCACAATATAGGATTTCAGCATCCGTAACTTTGAGGCGCTCTGCGCGAGCGACGAGAGCTTCATCATTCATCCGATCAATTAAATCTGAGACTTCCCATAGGAAGCTGTCCCACGGCCCCCGACCCTCGTATGATGGGGCGCGTTCCCGTAGGCCCGCTATAGCTTCTTCAGGCGTTATCATCTGAAGCATTTTCTATAGCTTTTGCAATGATTGCATCTAGCTCGTCAACAGAGAAACCCTTACCTCCGAACATGACCGCAACAGAATCTTTCTCAGACGCCAGTCTTAGACACTGGTATTTTTCATCCCATACACAGTAAATCATGTCTTCTTCAGGTTCTTCTTCGGGCGTTATCACGCTATGTTTATAGCTCAAGGGAGATGCCTGGATGCTACCAGTACGAGAACAATGATGAGAATAATAGGCCAAGACGGCCAATAAAACGGACTCGAACCATAGGACGGAAACCAATACCCTCCGGCATTCGCTAAAATCAAAATTAGGATAAGAATCCAGAATAAGCTCATATTTTCCTCAATTCACGCCAAGCCATGATTGTGCTTCATCTTCTCCGGGTCCAGGCTGCGTTCTAGGTTCTCGCGATTCATGCGCGAGTTTGCTCGCCATAAATACCTGTTCGAGGCTCATCTCCGGGTCGATAGGATCTTCACGCAGTGCCATTTTTTCCACATGCATTTGATAGGCTTCGTCGAGGAGCGGATCAGACATATGTGGGAATGACGGTGCCATTTCCCCCGACTCCTCAACGAGAAGAGGCGCAGTCTTTTTACGGACGCGCCTCGTACCTCTGTCCACACGACATGAACTATTATCTGCTTCGAGCATCGCCTGCATCAAGCCTTTGGCAAAAGCAGAAACGATACTCTCCACGTCAGTCATTTGGCGAAGCACTAGAAAGATACAACATAAATCGAAACGCGGCTAAAGTTGCTCCAGCTATGGTTATTGGGCCATAGCTCTTGAAACTGTAGTCCTGCCTACGATCAGAAGTATTCTGCACGCGAATAAGTATAACTTGGTCACCATCATCGAGTTCATCAATCGCTTGATGGACCTCCGCGCGTTCTGTGATCTTCTCTAGTTGCTTCTGCCAATCGGCCATATTAGTAGTGAAATTCTCCATTGGGTTCTTCATGACCCGAGGGTTCAACCGCGTTCGAGCCCGCAGTATTCCCCTCGTCTTCATACGCAGATTCAGCAGAAGGGGTCACTATTGATTCTTCGGCAGGTTCTTCCTCAACAATAGGTGCTGCCTTAACTTTCGCACGAGCCCCTGCAGCAAGTTTCTCCGCGTCGGTTTTTAGCTCATCAGGATATTCAATGTCAGAATTATCAGCAGGGTCACGACTACCCAGAACATTTTTCTTATACTCCTCTCGCCCGCGATGTTGGCTGCCTTCATAAATACATTTGGGATTATGCGAGCAGTAAAACGCCGTCGTATTTTCTAGTTCGTGAGGAGCTTTGAAAAACACCGATTTGCAACTATTGCATACGACGCGAATGCGTTGTGCTAATTGCGTGAGGAGCTTGCCATGATTCTCATTTGAGGTATCCACGGCGGTTTGATTCTGCGATTGTGCAGGCGTGGTTTGGGGGTTAACTTCATTACTCATCTTCGTCTTCATCCTCATCGTCAGTGTCTTCATCTTCGCCATCAATAAGATCTAGATCGCCATCATCGCCGAAATCCACTTCTTCTTCGTCTTCTACTTCTGGATCCGTGTTAATGGTTTGACCGACAATTCTTGCTTCCATTGGTGCGAAGCCCTCACTTTCAATTTCAGAGACGAGCGCGTGCATATTAAAATTCGCCACAGCAACCCTGCTTGTTTGCTTAGGAATAATCATCTGCTCGAAAGCTTGCAAGGCGTTATAGTTTGGCGGGATTTTCAGCGACATAATTTCTCCGCCCACCACAACTTCTTTCGTCAATTCTCCTTTAATGTGCGCAACATGCATATCCACGGCGTCTTCTATAGTAAAGCCACGAAGCGCGAAGATCGCCTGCACGCCTTGGCAGACGTCAGGCTGCGCGAGTTTCGACATGGCTTTTTCCATGACGCTCTGCGTGTTGGCGGTAGCTAAATTTCCGTAGCTCATTCGTGTTGCGTGCTCCAAGCTATCATCTAATGGAGCACCTTTTCCCAAAAAAGAAAGTAGGAGCTGCAGCCACTGACGATCACGTCTACGGGAGATTAAGTTTAGAGCTTGCTCCAGTGAAGTCACCTGCCCCAGAACCGCCGCCTTCATTTGCGCTCGTAGCTCCGCCGCTCGGTTCAGGCACGCTCGGCGCTCTCTCCAAAGACTGTCGTATTTCTTCCGCATGGGGCCTTCCGGGATCTGGAACCTCTTCGCCCCCATCTTGGTCCGCTTTGGCACCTAACGCCTCCAACAGAATGTCATTTGCAAGATCACGTAGCTCGGTCTTGATAACGCATTGATATGATTGGTTACTCGCTTCAAGGCCTAGGGTGTGGAGCGCCAGCTCCACACGGCGCGCGTTATCCGCCGCCAGAGCACTCTTCGTATTCAGGAGCGCGTCTAGCGTGGTGAGTCGTTCCTCGTGGCTTGCGATGATCTCAGCAAAGCCTTGGTTGAGCGTGTCGTAGAGCTTGGAGGCTACAGCTCCAGCCATTTCCTCCTGCGTGTAGTTTTTGGTCTTATCCCAATTGGGGATGAAATCTTGAAAGTCTGGCATGGCATTTGCTTCGGCAGAACGGAGAGAGAACGGAATAGCTTAGGCTGCTCTGATTGGTTAGATTATACATCTCATCAACATCAAAACGCGGGATTACTCTAGCCGTAGCTCCTCACGCTCTTGGGCTAAGATATCCCGTAGGGACAAAAGCGCGTGACTCGCCGCTAGATGCCGATCGTGACGCATATGCAGGCGCTTCATCCAATACTCAATATTGGCAAGCTTGCCTTCGAGTTCAAGCACCGTCCACAACCAGGCCACAAGCTCATATTCCCGCGCACTGAGAACACGCTTAGGCTCATCATCGGTACCATTTAGCATACGGAGGGATTACGATAACGCGCGTAGAAGTCCTTCTAAAAAAGTTTCAGGAGAAACTCTTTTAGCGTAGCTTAGCTGCCTCCTGCAGCACGCGCAACTCCTAGCTCCTAGTGCTCACGCGCTCCGCACGGCGAAAATACCACAAAAAAATATACACAAAAATTATTCCCTAAGTGTACCACTGAGGTGGAAAATTCTGCAAAAGTCAAGGGCCGGAAGCCTAATTCGCATGGGAAATACGCCTAGCCAACCTGGCTGGCAAGATACCGTGCGTGTGTAAGCTCGGTCCAGTATCATTGTGCTTGTTGAGCTTGGTTTGGTATTGGGTGTAGGCTCTTGTAGGGCATGTTAAGAGGTAGGGTATTGAACCCCACTCGCTTTGCTCGTTCTCCCCTAGAGTCCTAATAGTAGTAGTCGAATGACTGCTTGATTGTATAGCCTGGGGTCTTGCTTTCTTAAATACCGCGTGGTATAATATATATATAGACCGAGCGAAACGAAAGCGAGATGCAGCATGATGATGGATGATTTAGAACAGCGAATCGCACGGCTAGAGAGCTATGTATTACACGCTCAGATCTTCGCAACCGCCCTTGTAGTGTTCGGGATTCCCTACTGGTTAAGTCCCCGTTAATACACGCAGTTTCCCTCCGATAAGTATATCATGAAACCATTTCGCCCGCTTACATTTACAGACGCCAACCTTGAAGAATTATGCATCTGTGGGCACAAGCTGCGGTACCACAATATCGCCCATTTGAAAATGTATTGCTTCGTTTGTGACGAGGCACCAAACCTTTGCGTTTGCGCCTGGTTTCGGCCAGCAGATCGCGAGCGAGCAACATGACACACACGACGAAAGAGAGACACGACATGAGCGGATCTGTACTCACATGCGAAAGCTGCAACACGTTCTTTTGGTTTCACGATATTTTAGACTCTGGAATGTGCCAATCATGCACACAACACGAAGAGGACACGTTCGAAGAACAGGAAGCGGAATATCTTGGAAGCGTGAAGTTTGAAAGCGCGATTGAGCTTTTGCAAGGGTCAGGAAAATCTACGTTATGACCTACGATATTCGCACGGTGGGCAGAACCTCAGACACCTCTGAGCCCGTGTTTCAAGCGATTGTTTTTTATAAGCAGGCTGAAATATGGCGAGGCACGAGAACCCTGAAATGGGCTGAGGCGCGAAATCAAGCCGCTAGCAAAGTCGATGAATTAGAGAATGTAATCGAGTACCATGAAGAAGATTGACATACAAGACGAAACCTTTGACGACTTAGTTGCAGAAACACTTGGGCCGCATTATGCTGCAAATGAACAAGCACGTCGCGGATTACATAAGATGCGCCATAGAGCATGGGAAATAATACGATTAGCAATCTTTGAGCGTTACTTCACGCAGGAAATAAAATGGGATGAATGCGAGATAATACTCGCAGAAGCCATGAGGCGTAATTTTGCGTAAAATAGACTTTTACCGCCTGCGCGGACATTGGAAGCAGTATCTCGGGAGTACCGAACGCTTCCAAACATGCGCCGAAGCTCTAGTATGGTTTCGCACGCAATACCCTGAATTACCTACGGTTAAGGCGAATTTCGCGCCGATATTACGAAAGCTGGAGAGAGTATGAAAGCCCCTGAATGCAAGCCAAAGCATTACGCCTATCCATCGGAACAAAAGCACAAATGGATATACCGAGACGCATGGAGTCATCGTTCCTCTCCCATTCCTAAAGATCGGCACGATTGCGAAAGATGCGGCGCAATAAAATGGGGTCATGGTAGTGGCGTATTTTATGAGTTAAGTAGGTATGATCCGACGCCGGAACATACACCAGAGATGGAAGAAGCTCTTTACAAAGGATCAATACTCGGTCCTCCTGGCCGGATATTGCGGAGAACATGAGCACTAACGCGAAGGCAAGCTTCGCAGTAAAGCTGGAGAGAATATGAAAGATTATGACGAGAGTCGAAACCGCGTCGTCGATTGCACGAATTGCGGGAAAATTGCGCTCCTCGTTTATGAAGACGACGGCTCATTTGTGACATCTCACAAGTGTTTTAAGGGGCACGTCTGCCGGAGATGCGGAAACTCATGCGAGTTATGTGACATAGCGTTAAACGACGGATACGTTTTCGATGAATGCGATCACCAGATATGCGAGACATGTTTCCAAAAGGAAACAAACGTAGCGTAGCAAATAACAACTAAGCGACCCTTTGACTGCAATCAACGAGTCGCACCTCTCTTTTTCTATCTTTAGGAGTTCATGACGTGACGAACATAAGCAAAGAGCCAGTCCAACTTTCATCGTCTAACCACGGCGATTGGAACCCTCCCGGTGGAACCCTAACCGAGAAACGCGCTACCGTGTACCGTTTACCATCCGGAAAATTCAAGCTAGAAATTGACGACAAGCGCGGCAGCAACCAAGGCTATAAAGAATGGCATTTCGAGGAATCACGCAATTATAGGCACGCAGACCTCGACGAATTGATGGCGATTGCTCTTTCCGAGGAAGAAGACAAAGAAATTAGAGCGGCGATTCGTGACGCAATTGGAGACGCCGAAGACGAAATATTTACGCAGGACCAAGAAGCCCCCTAGCAAATAGCAGCCTCGTGTCATTCTGACCGATCACATTTCCGGGAAACGCTTGTGTCGACAAAAGGCAAGTGGTGGAGCGTGTGAACGGATATGAGTGCGCGTATGAGTAAAAAAGGTTCGTGTTTCGAAGTTTCACGGGCCTTTTTTATTGACATTGGCTATACCATATGGTAAGATATAGATGAACAAGTAAGGATTCCTTACACGTTCGCCACACGACTGAAAAGAGACGATACAAACACTATGAGTATGATGTCTGATATTGATATCGACCGGCAAGAATATGGCGCGAAGTTCGAAGCGCTACGCGCAACGTATTTCGAGAAACGCATGAAGATTGAAGCCGAATATGCGGCAAAGCGCAAATTGCTCGCCTGGGAAGAAACCGCACAAATCGAAGCATTACAACGCACCTGTAATCATCCTCTGCTCAACGAGAACTGGGATTGTGTCGTATGTCGGCGGTATAAACCATCCAGCATGGATCGTGTAAGATGGAGTTAAGGCAGGCGCAGGACTCCGTTCCCGACAATGCACAGGAAGCTCTTTGGATTCAGCGGGAGCGGGAGCAAGCGAGCGACGATCAGCAGTATTGCAAAGAATTGATTCGTTCGCTTGCACATAAATGCGAACAGCACGAAATCACGCCCACAGATGCCTTGATCGAATTTGCACTCAAAGTAGGCGCGTTGCCGATCCTAGGCGGTGGCTGGACCATCTAAGATATAGGCCCGGGCTTCCACCCCATGAATGCGCCCCGTGTCGCTAGGTGGCCTAGACACACGGAAAGAAAGCCCTCTGCTACCATGTGCAGGGGGTTTTCTCTATGACATTTGAAACAAAATTGCTGCGTGCGGCTATAGCAGAATTTAGATTACAGACGTGCCCATGTAGCGGTTGCGAGCATGGCAGAGGTCTTGCGGATGCGCTGGAAATAATGCTCAAACCCATTGAAGCTAGACCAGACGCATTGCAAGCGGCAGTTACCGCCTTTGAACAGGCGTATTCTGAGCCAATTATTCACCAGACTGGTGCAATTACGAGAACCATTGCGGCTTATCATTCTCAGCTTATAGCATACATGGTTAGCGAAATTTCTTCGGAATAGGAAATCCCATTAAAACGCACTCATCATGCGGCATTCCTCGCACTGTAACAATGACACGAGGGCCTTTTTTATCGCGGTGCATATTCACGGTGAGTTTTTTCACGCGCGAATCTGCAGCATAAAAAACGCCCTGCATCCCGTCTAAAATACATTTCGGGACATTATCGACGTCTTGCGCCACGTTGTACACATCGAGTATCACGGCGCAATAATACGGCCATTTCCAGCGTAATTCACTCGCTAAGGAAAAGCTCAGAGCATACACCTTATTTTGGTACGTCGCGGCATCTGAGGCTTTGTACATGCGGCCACGATAGGTTGATTGAGCTGTTTTGACCGCTTGTGGCTTGCGCGAAGCGTTGGCCGAGACGGGCTTGCCAGGGATCTCGAAGACGATCGTCCGGCTTGCCCCCCCGTGGTTCTCGGGGTCTTGAGTTTGGATAGCCTTTAAAGCCGTCTTCCCGGCCCGTGAAGGCCCACGAATCCCCACTTAGCTATAATCTTCTATTCCGAGACTAGCCGAAGCTTGGTAGGCCTTCTAGGCTCGCTCCGCAGATTTCCGCCCGTGAAGTGCAGCTCTTCTCGAAGCAGGCTCTTCAGGCGAGTGAACCTAGCTGCGCCATCGGTCTGCGAGACATCACAGAACTTCCTGCCGAGTTCTTCGAGGGAGACGTTAGCCGTGACGATGGTTGGCAACTCAGCACGCATCCTTCGGTCGAGAACGAGATAAATCAAATCCATTTCTTCGGAAATTTTTGAGACGTTATCGACATCATCAAGCACTAAAAGCGGAGTTTTGCTCAACACGTCTGCCATTTGAGATATTGCGTAAAGACGATCACCGTATTGCCTGTGATTTCTCACCTCGAACATAGTATCAATCAGATTCGCGACTCGCCCAGAGATAAAAAAATGCTCGCGAAAATGGTTCAGCATTGCCGTTACGCTGAAGGTCTTGCCACACCCGCTTGGGCCCCAAGCGTAGAAACCTTGCATCCCACGAACCGCTTTACGTCCTGCCATTTCTGCATCAGCATCCGACACGCTAGGCACTTCCGGTAGATACCTGCAGATGTCACGAACTTCGGCGATCATGTCATCCATGGTGGCCTTCGCCTCGAACGTATTGTTGTGCGCGAACACTCTGTGAATTGTAGCCTCTTCGAGGTTTTGCGGAACCGCAGAATTGCGCTTGGCGCTCACGCGCAGGCTATTACGCAACGACTCTACGTGAGAAGGAGTCTCCTTCTGCCGCGCAAGAAATCGCTGCCCAACCTCCGCAACACTTTGCTCCGTTATCCCGATTGAAGAGAGTACCTCAGAAAATCTATTCACCTTGCGCCCATCGGCGTTTTTGTAGAAACTTTTAGCGCGTCGAGAGCGTCGAGAGCCCGCTGCATTTCGCCCGAAGATTTATACGCTTCAAATTTACGTTCACGTTCTGCGTCCATCTGCGCTTGTTCCTCGGGCGTGAAGTACGTCGCGTACTTGTTCCCGCCGCTAGGCGTCCTAGATGCTCGTTGGCTTGGCACGTAGGCGTTCGGCTTGGACGATTCCGGCTTGTAGCTAGACGGTTCAACGCGACTAGGGGCCACAGTGCCGAGCGGCACCTCATCGTCCTTGTGTTTGCGAAGGATGCCTTTTGCGTATTTCATCGGGTCTGAGACTTCTGGCTCGCGGCTTAGCGCATCGTCCACAGCGTAGCGCCAGGAGACGAGTCCAAAGGCCGCTTTGTCCTCCCAGGCTTGGTGCCTGAATTGAGCGATTTTCTCTGGGAGTGCTTTTCCAGACTTGTAGCGGCGAGAAAGTAAGTGCTTTACTCGTTGCTCGTCTTCGGGCTCAAAAATATGTTCGGGGAAAGAAGGTTTTTCGATTTTCTGTGTGACATTGCGACGCGCGTGCAGGGGGGGTGAGGCGTGAGGCTCACCCCCCGTATACTTAGTTGGTTTAGAGTTAAGATCTGTACGTAAGGTTCCCGTTTGTTCCGGGGTGGTTCCCGGCGTGCTCAAAATCGGTTCCGGGGTGGTTCCCGAAAGTTCCCAACTGGTTCCCGTATTGGCGGCAGAGTAGTCAAGCGAGCCAAAGGCGCGGAGCATAGAGTTTGGCGAGGCGTAATCGGTTCCCGCCGTGCTTGAAATCGGTTCCCGCATTTCCTCTACCCTCAAGCGTCGAAGGTGGGCGCACACCTCGGACTTACGCATACCAACATCATCAAGCTGCAAGTGCTTGATGATGTTCAAAGCACTCACTCTTTTGTTGTCGAGGCGCAGAACAATCGCAACGGCCTTCACTCGTTTGAAGTCTAATTCGTCGGCTGAAATCATGCTCTAGCGGGCTCCCTTATGGCACAAGGAAAGAAGCCTACGAGCTGCGAAACCATAAATAGTATTACGTACTTTTGGTTCTGGGTGGGAGCGTAGACGGCTCTCTCTCATAAAAGACATCGGTTTCCACCCGGTGTCTTTTTGCATTTGCAAGGTTGGTTGATAAGGTCTGCAAGACCTTGGTTGCGGTGATTGCTCAATGGGCTTCCTATCTCAGCAAGGAGAGAAGCCACCGACTTGCGAAAACGTAAGATGTAACATATACTTAAGTGGTCTTACGTTTTCGGTGGTTCGGGGGCGGTGGACTAAGTTCTAAGAAAAGCATCGGTTTGCAGCCGGTGTTTTTCTGCATTTCCGGGCTAATTAGCGAGAGAGGCTTAGGACCCTTGCCTTCAAGCGCTAAACGCTAGAACGGCAGATGGTACGTCTCCAGCGCATCATCCCCAAGCGCCTCTAACGAGAGCCGATACCGCTCTGGTGGCGATTCACCGTCAAGCTCGGCCTTCGCCCGGTAGAGCATCCTCGGATTGATGACAAACCCACATGGCTCGACAATATCGTAGGCATAGGACTTCGCCGTATCGCGATGCACGTTGCGAATGACTATAACTTCTGAAAAATCCAAGAAAAAAAACCTCCCCTGAACGGTTGTTCCAAGAGAGGTCGGTTTAAATGGCTCAGATTTTAGGCCCGATCGCGGAGGCTACAAAATATGATCACTGCTGCTGCCACGGCCCCAGCGCAGGAGCTTATCCCGGCTACAGCGATAATCATGCAGAGCGCGTGGTCACTCATCGCCTTCTAATTCCGCGCGAAGAATCTCCAGAGTCGCACGTTTCATGAAACTGCGAAGGGCGTTCTCAAGCATACTCAAAAGCGTACCATTGTTGCCGAATATGCGAGCACTACAATCCATCTCATCATTTTCTTTCGAGTAGAGGACAATGAGGTGCATTTTCTCATTTGAGTCTGCAAGCTCACGCAGGCACGATCTCATGCTCTCGGGTAATACAGTGACGTTTTCAAATGAAGCTTTGTGAGCTTGCTTTTCCTCTTCTTCCCCGCAGTCTTCGCATTTCTCCCGCAGGCTGCCAGTGATTTCTGCAAGCTGTTTCAGAGCGTCTGATAAATCTTCTTCCAGCGACTTCACGTAGTGGTCTCCTTCAATTTCTCCCGCCATTCTTGCGGGCGAACTCGGCGATATTTTGGGCATGGGCAATCTGTCCATAAACAAATCGGACGACGGCGTGAAAAACTGTAGATATGCTTAGCAATATGATGCCAGCACGTCGAGCAGATTTCAGGTGTCGTCCATCTGCTCATTGTACACTCTCCTACGTAATCTTTTGGTGGGGAATACAGCTCATAGGCGTTTCGTAAGAAATACCGTGGCTTGAATGACGTCGAGGATAATCTGACGCTCCCAGGGGTGGGGTTCCCACCCATTAGGCTGGGGCACGATGCGTGTATTCTCGCGAATCCAATCCTTGAATTTGTTCGCGTCATCATTTGTTTTTCGCTTTGTATTCCACATCGCTTTTAGCTGGTGTATTGCAGGAGGTTCCGGGTCCTTGGCCTTCTGCGCGCGCTGGATGTTTGGTGATTCCTCGTCGGGGTCTTTGCCGGTTGGAATCCCTAACATCCCTAATAGGCCATATTTCCGCGCGCTCGTAATGGCCTTATTTACGCCTTTATCGCCCGTATCAATCCCAAGGCCCGGGAATGTCGATGTCCACGTATCGCCAGTTTCGTTATCAATTAAACTAATCATCATCACGAATTCCGTGCGAAGGCTGGTCTTCTCTCCTGACATTTCTACATGCCGAATTGAATCTGGAATAACACTCGCAATCGACGTAATTCCAAATTCTTGGCAAGCCGAATTCACCTCGCTGAATACCTCAGAGGCGCTTGCAAAACAATATTTATGGAATTTATTCTCGCCATTTTTTTCGATCCAGCCGATTTTTTTCAAAACCTTGGAAATCTTTACCGCGAGACCCTTGGGGCAGATACTCAAATGCTCCGTCATAGCACCCCCATTAGCGGATTCTTATTGTTTTCGCAACCAGCATACGCACAGAATTTGCACGCGAAGGAAGCGATGTGCGCGGGTGGCACTTCATGGTGAGGCTCGGGTTGGTTTGGACCAGTAACCAAGGCATAGTGCGCCTGTAGCGCGCGGATACGCGGTGCAAACGTGGATGTCTGGAGCACGAATTCCACCATCTTCCCCGTATTGCGACATACAACCACAATCCTGAATGTGTCAGATCCAATCTGGATGGCATTCGTACCGGCCTGAATGACATATCGTTCAGCAGGCTCCTTTGGCAGAAAGACATCCTTGTTCCCGGTCGCTTTATTCCAGCGAGCAACAAACGTCGTTGTCTTCACTTCTATCGGCTGTAATTCTCCTGTAACCGTGTCGCGTAGGATAAAATCAGGATGCCCTACAAGCTCCACACCGTTATTTAACCCGAAATATTCCGCTTGACGCAAAATCTCAATCGTTGTGCCTGCGTATTTTTGCTCTAACGCTTCGAGGACTTGCTCTTCAAAGTCGACACCAATGCGAAATTGCCGCAAGACATCACTACCGAGAGGAAGCATCGGCTTCCCGCTTCGACGTGCCCAGACTTCCCGCGCACATTTCACCAAGTCTGAACTATGTAACGCAACTTTGTCCCACGGATCGTTCGCTTCTCGAATTTCGTGCAATGACTCAAACGCGTCTCGGACAAGTGTCGTATCAGCGAACATTGAATATCTCTTCGTCTGGAAACATAAATATATCGTGCTGCTCGCGTTTACGCTTGAAAAGCTTCCCAAGACGGCGGCGTAAAGTCGGACCTAAAGGCTGCTTGCCTTGCATGTGCAACGTCACTTTGGATTGCGGTACGCCTGTTAATCTCTGAAGTGCTTGATACGACGCGATATCGTAGGCATCCATCATCTGTTGCAACCTGTCCGGGGTCAGGTATCCGTAGTTTTTCTCTCGATCACTCATATATAAATTATACCAGGTAGGATAAACTATAGCAATACCTTGCGGAATATATGAGGACGAAAGGCTTGCAGTGTAGGGACTACAAGCCCACGCTCTCCCCAGCCTAGACCTACTTGGGAGCGGTCGCGGTTGGAGCTTGATAGGAGGCCGCAGGCGCAACCGTGATATTTATGGCGACTTGTTTGCCGCCAATATAGGTGAGGATCGTCGGGATATTCACGGGATGCCCAGATTCAAATGCGGCATAATCTGACTCTAATTCAAGCGCCAGCGCGCCAGCAATCTGAAACGCAGGGCCGATGTCTGAGAGAATTTGTCCAAATGATGTGCTCATACAGAATCCTTTGTGGAGATTTTCGTTGTTGTCACTGTTGTGTCGGCCTCTAGGCTGGAGACTTCATCCTGCAGCGCATGAGCAATGCCGCTTATGAGGGCCGAGAGCCCAGCGGCAAGGATGAGCTGCCAATGTACTGCACATTCGATCGGCGCGATGTTTGGGGCCGGGCTCGCGCAGACTTGCAGATCGTTCCCCAGGACGATCAGACCAGCAACAAGCGAGGAAATAAAGACAATCACAAATGACGTAGCAAAACGCTTCCGAGAACTCATTGTGGCCCCTTATGTGAAGCGGCGCAAAACCACGCAAACGCCTGCGTAACGGCGGGAACGTACCACGACGCATATGTTACTGAGGAAGGCAGTCTCCCGGCCTGGAGAGCGGCTGTAACGGCCCCTATGCCTGCGTTATAGGCGGCGACAATAGCGTTGAGATTGGCAGGAAACGTCTGCATCGCGGGCTTGATATGATCCCGGCAGGCGACCATCATATTGTAGGCCGGGTCGAGAATGTCTTGAGTCTCGTAACTATATGACGTATCGACCCCTGCCCCGTGAACAATTACACCGCTCGTAATCTGGCAGAGCCCGCAACCCGTATCAAACGAGATGATATTGGGATCGCCACCGGATTCATAGAGGATGATGGCTTTTAAGAGATTCGGCGGAACGCTATATTGCGGGGCGATCTGATTGATGAGTGAATCCCAGCGGTCGCAACCGGGATGTCCGGCTCGCATCGCGACAATCATGTCGAGTATCATGGTTTGAAGCCCTCATCATTCAGAACTCGAAAGAGTAGGTTCCCCTGCGCGAACAAGGTTGCAAGTCCAATAACGGCCAGAAACCAAATAATTCGAGCCATAATCTTCTTCGTCTCATCTTGCACTTTTCGGATATCTTTTAGCTCTTGAATGATCCCCCGCATAGTAGTCTGTACTCCGCCGTCTTTATGCAGCTCATCCGCAAGTCGCGTGACGATTTTCGCGAGGTTTACCGCAGTTTTGTTTGTTTCTGCCACAGCGTAAATCAGGCCAGGACCACGCCGCCCGCCCCAAAGCTGCTCGGCGATTGAGCGTACGGAGATTTCACGCTCTGCCCGGCTGATTTCTTCATCCATATCATCCTCGTCAACCGTCATAACTGCGGCCAGAATTCGGCCTTGTATTTCTCCTTGAGTTGAGCTTTTGTCTCAGGATTGATACGAGGACCAAACAAGCGCAACCAATCGTTAACCATCTCCCCCTGGCGTTTCGGATCTTTGGAATCTTCAATCGGTTCGGCGAGTTCGCTATAAGGCAAGAGACTAGAGAACATACTGCCGAGTTTATCTAAGCTATGCTTCGGGCTTGTAAAAGCATCAAATAACTCTGTTAAAGATCCACCCTGTTTGCTCAAAGTTTTCATTGTACCGTAGGGAGCCGCGAGCGTTTGGAGCCCTGAGTCCAACATTGGGAAAAGATTATACTCATGCGGGCCGCCTGGAAGCTCGCCCCCTTCGCTTAATTTTGTAGGGATATTCTGCAAAGCCATCATCTGTTCTATAATTTTAGGATTTTTCAATGCATGTCTTGCCGTGCGAGTAGCGGTTCCTAGAGCGAATTGAGGGAAAGACCCTCCAAGGGCCTTGGATAATTTAACAAGATTTGATGCTTCAGTGGTCCCATAGATGTCTGCCATTTCTTTCGCTAAGTAAGGGCCGGAGAATCCCTTTGCTTGCAGATATTTCATTGTCGCGAGCTTCTGCGCGGTATCATGCACATCTAAAGCATGTTGACCTGGTTTCGCAACCGCATGTGCGGCACGTCCAACAAGCGGGATTTTTGAATACATGGGAGTTCTTCCCGATGCATAACCTGATCGTTGCCCTAGACTCGTCAATTGATCAATAGAGGGCAATATACTAGCGTCTTTAGTCGCTACCGCCGGGATATTTCCAAGGCCTTCCAGGGCTCCTCGCAAGCCAGGACCGCCTTGCAATGTTTGATTCAGGATATTCCAACCGTGAGGAAAGCCAAGCGAGTACATGGCATCTCGCGCCATATCCGAAACCCACGCCACTGGGTTATTCTTTTCAAGTTCACTCAATCCAGAACGGAGCTTTCGAGGCTTGCCCTTAAAATTTTGATCTTTAATCAACATCTGAAGAGAATGAGGCCATGAATTTTCATCTTCAGGATCTAGCCCAAAATGATTAAGAATATCTGAATGCGTTTTATTCAGCGCATCTCGTCTAGCTAGCTTAGGGAAATATGATGTTAACTGCTCGTGGACATTATCATCATGCTTACCGATTTTCTTGTCAAGCACTCTCCCAGTCCCTGACCCCGGCCCTTGCGCGTGGAAAGAATCCTTATCGTATGCGTTCTTTCCAGGAGGTTCCGCAAGCTGGTGTGCATCTGGGCTATATCCGTTGTGGATAGCCTCTTGTCGGCCTTCTTTACTCATCAAAGACCATTCAAGACGTTCGAGGGACTCCATCGCCTTGGGCGCAATATACTTGGCATCCATTCTACGTTCTGCGGGAGTCGTGACGATTTTCTCACCCGTATGTGATGATGAGCCGATTTTAGATAATCGCTCCCGATGCGGGTTTAGTTGCTGCTCAAAGTCAGCCGTTCTCCCCTCTGCGGCACCTCTAGCCTGTAACAGGCTCCCTTGGATATAATCCGCATCTTTGGGAGAATATTGCTGTTTGATATAATGATATGGGTCCACAAAGTGCAATGCATCAATAGCTCGTTCGCCGATTTGCGGAAATTTTTCAACTACTTTTTCACCGATTTTGCCTCCACCCCATAGTAAGCCCTTCCCTATTGCCTCGGCCCCATTCACCCCAATATTTAATCCGTTTTTCAACATTGCTGGAAGGCGTGCAGCCCCCATGAGCAACGCATCAATTGCTTCAGGATGGTTTAACAATTGGCCTATAGCGGCACTTGTTCCAACGTCAGGGCTTACTGTTTGCGCCAACGTCGTGTTTGCAGCAGCTTCGTTCCCTTGAGAACGAAGCGCGTTCGTTGGATTAAGATTAAAGTTCCGCCGGACGTTATGGACGTTCTGAAGCTCTTGGTGTGGATGCGCGATTGCGTTCACGGTACTGCGCGGAACATCTGTAATGCCGTTAGCCCCAAATGCCCCTTCCAGGCCATGTGCAATAACGTCTAGCAGATCCCAGCCTTCTTGCTGGTGCGTCTGATAGTATTGCGCCTTATTTGCGATTTGCCCGGTGAGTCGCTGCCCTTCTTGCACCGCCCCTCGCAACATGCCGGGGATCTGCGCCGTTGCTCCGCGTAGCATCCCGCCAAAGTCGAAGCCTGGTTGCCCGGTCGTTGGCGCAGGCTTGGGGGGAGGCGCGTTCTGGCTCATGTGTTCAAGAGAGAGTCCGCCTGAAGAGGCTTGTGGCCCGCTTTGGCTCATCTGCTCAAGAGTAAGACCTCCTGAAGATGCCTGTGGCCCGCTCCGGCTCATCTCCTCAAGGCTAGGCATTAGGAGCCGTCATCATCATCGGGCGAGTCCTGAATACTCTGCAAGTCATCATCATCTAGCCCAGCAGCAGCAGAGGGGTCATTCTGACGCACTTGCTGAGGAGTCCATCCGAGATTGAGGGCATTCTTAATGAGCTTCCGCACTTGCGGGGGTTTTTGCTTCGCGTTCGCGGTCAAGGGCCGAACCTTGACAGGCGGCTTCGTGACGGTAGGGTTAGGCGGCTTCGTGACGGTAGGTTTAGGGGTCGCAGGCTGTCCATATACCGGAATAGGGATTGGCGTAGCAGAAGAATTCAGAGGTACAGCTTGAGTGTTTTTCTGATTAAGACCAGCGGATGTAATTGCGGCTTGATTTTTAGCATGTACATACGCACGCGCATCTTCGTGGTTTTGAACGATATTCGTGCGACGATCTAACCCGGCTTCAGTGCTATCATGACGACGATCATCACCTACCTGCACATTATGTGCAATCTTTTCGCGAGATGTAGCGCTTACCGTAGCGGCCTGAACAATGGCAGCGGCTCTGGTGCGCGCGGCTGCCATTGTCGTTCTATCGTGACCTGCTGCAATTACTAATTTGTCCGCGTTTGCTTGGGCAGTATTGATATCTGCCTGAGACCAGTGGTGTATCTCAGCTTGGTCTTTAATTTCTTTATGGACTTCTGTGCGTAATGCCAAAGCGTCTTGGTCGATTTGATGCTGCTGCGCCTGTAGGTCATTGATCGAAACCAGTTGATCTTTTGCCTGGTCAGTAGCGCGATTATTGACATAATAATTATACGCCGCCCAAGTATTCTCAAGACTTTGTTTAACAGAAAGATTGGTTCCTTGATGCGGGACTGGAGGAGGCGCTAACCCCCAGCCAGTTGTTGTTTTCTTCATCGCTAGATCGGTCGTTTTGGTATCGGTATCGGCTACCGATCCTTTATGCGCGTCAGCAGCAGCGATTCCAGCCGCTGTTGCCGCATCTGCCGCCTGTTTATCCGAAATCTCTTGCCGCTTACGCTCGCGCTCGTTTTCCTCTTGCTGTTGGCGCGCGCTGGAAAGTCCAATACCAACACTTGCCGCCGTTGCAATGCCCTCGCCGAATGGGTCGCGTTGCGTCCACGTCATGCTGCTGCCGTCGCAGCCTTAGCCGTTGGCGCGTAGACAGATGACAACGACGAGCCGATATCCGCGAATGGATTTGATCCCGCTGTCCCGTAATTATTCGCACCACTTGAAGCAATGGTATTCTGCGTATTCAAGCCCGCATCGTTAACGCCATTAAATGCAGCGAATTGGTTCTGATATTGCTGCATCATCGCGCTGAGGTAGTTCTGATTCGCTTGGTTTGTCCCAGCGGTATTTGTCGCATTCACGACATTTTGAGCGCCAACATTCGTTGTATTCGCCGTATTGATCGCGTCTTGATTCGCCAAGCCCGCCTGTTGATTAAGCTGCGCCTGTAGCTGGCTCTGGGAATTCTGAGCCGATTGATTGCCCATGCCCGCCTGCTGTTGCAAGTTCGCCTGGAGCTGGTTATTGCTATTCAACGCGCTCATATTGCCAGTCAATGTATTCATAAGCTGCGTTGTATTGAATTGACCCGCGCCTAATTGATTAGATTGTGATTGTTGAATTGCAGCGGCTAACGTCGGCGCAAGGGCCTGCGTCTGTTGGCTTTGCAGGTTGTTCTGTGCTGCAATCGCCGGACCACCGCTCAAACCACTTGCCGCTAACTGATCCTGAAGCTGCGCCTGCCCTTGCCGCGCCTGCGGTTGGAAAGCTTGGAGGATCTGCTGTATTTGAGCATTTGAGCTAAGATCTGGCGTGTTGGCGTTCGTGATCCCCTGGGTTAAAAGGGGGTTTATTTGGCTCGCCTGCCCGAGTTGAGCCCCACCATAATTTTGGGCTGGAGCAACATTCGCGCCGATATTCTGCGGTTGAAGCGCGGCTTGCAACGAGCCTGGCACTTGACCGGGAGAGCCCCATTGACCGGATTGGAGCTGTTGGAGCCATTGTGGACCCATAGTAGCTTGGCCCTGCTGAAGCCATTGCTGATACCCTTGAGGATCCGCTGCAACCGCTTGCGGGGATATCCCAGGTGGCAATCCACTTGACTGCACGCCCTGCGTGTTCGTCATCCCTGGTTGCGCTTGTCCATTTGAAGGCGTAAAAGGCGTGCCGTATTGCTGCCCATTCGCCTGATTGAACGTCTGGGCCGCGATCGAATTAGGTTGTTGCAGTGGGGTTGCCGTAGAACTAAAATTCGCTGGAGCATTCAGATACGTGCTAAGCTGCGGCACGTTGAGCAGATTATTTGCCGCGCTCGTCTGTTGCGACGAGCTGCCGTTTCCCGCAGTAGGCGTAACCCCAGCAGGTACGTAGCCCGGTTGTCCCGGGACCCCAATCGCGCTACTCATGCCGACATCCCGCCGCCTTGGCCGATTTTAGCGAGTAAGGCTTGGATCATTTGCGGGGTCATCTGCGGGGTCATCGCTCCGCCGCCAGGAGCACCGGGAGCACTAGCACCAGCAGCACCACCCATAGCCCCGGGAGCGCCTCCGCTCATAAGGCTCTGAAGCCCGGTCGCACCGCCTCCACCGCCAGGAGTGCCTTGCATGGGGATCGACGCGCCGGAGTATGCAGGGGCTGCACTTGTTCCGGCAGGACCACCTTGAACGGGGCCAGGATTTGTTTTGTTGAATTGCCCAAGATTGTTCAGCGCGTTCTGCTGGTTGGTCTGCGTCTGAGCAAGAGCCGAAGCTTGGGCGTTATCTCGGTTTTTTATTGCAGATTTATTTTGCATATTTGCATCGGCCATCGTGACTCCGGCTGTCCCTAGAATTGCTGGAATAAGCCAAGGGCCTAATGCTGCTGCTAACGCTGGGGGCATAATTTCACCTCAAATTTGGAAGCCTAATGATTGCGGTTCCTGGAGATTGGAATCCATATCGTTCGCAATTCGCAAGCACGGCGGCGCTAGGAGTGACGCTGCAAATAGGCATCCCCTGCTCATCTGCTTCGGCACAGATCAATAGCATTAAAGCGTCTGTACCTAGCTTACCCCAACGCCCTGGAATGCAAAGAACATGGGTAAGATAGACGGCCCCCGGCACGTCCTCACGGCGAGCACACGCAACAACTTCGCCGTCTCGCTCGGCAATGAGCCAAGCAGAGGGCGCAAAAAGCCCGAGAGACAACGCGGGGCCGTCATGCTCCTCTGTCCAGCAAATAAGCAGCTCTTTGATCGGCTGCATGTCATCGTGAATCGTAGGCGCGCGTACGTCTAATTGATCCAAAACAGGTATGTTCCGGCGCTCGGCATATTGATCCCGACGGTGGTCTTGGCTCTCGAAGCGGTGGGCCAAGACCATGCTGGATACGCTCCATTGCCTGCATCAAGCAAGAGCAGCATCTGAGGCGGCCTACCTAGCGTATGCGGAACCGTCTGCAATGTGCCCCCGGTCGTAATCGTCACCTGGAGAAATTGCCCGCGCCCGCTAGCCTGCCCATTAC